ACGCACGCCCTCAGCAGACCAATAACGTCAGCGTGCAGATCAACGGCAGCGGGCTCGGTGAGGATGCGCTGGCGCGAGCCACGACAGCGGGTGTTAATGATGCTATGCTGCGCGAGGCTGACCGCGCGTTCCGCGACGGGCCTGGAGGTAGCTGATGACAGTGCTGATTCTTGACGACGCGTTCACCCAGCTGTTTACGGGTGAGCTCATCTCGATGAATAACGAGGGCAGCGCCACCATCACAGACTACCCTGTGGAGCAGGGCGCCGCAGCGACTGACCACGCGCAGCCCAATCCTGAGGAGCTGCGCATCACGGTCGGCGTCACCGATACACCGCTCACAGGAGCAGCTCAACCGGGCGCCAGCGCGCAGGCCTATGACACGCTCGACCAGCTACGGCGCAGGCCTCAGCTGGTGCAGGTCATCACGTCGCGCAGGTCGCTCTCTAACCTCGTGCTCTCACAGGTCAGCGCCCCGTATAACGACCGCAGCGGTCGCGCCATCCTCATCGACCTGAGCTTCAAGCAGGTCATCGTCACCCAGACCACGACCGCAGCCATCCCTGTGGCCATCCTCGCGCAGGTGCGCAAGAGCAGCGCCAAGGGCAAAGACAAGACGCAGGACGCCGCACGAGACGAGACAGCCAAAGAGGCCAAGGCCAAGAGCAAGACGCTGCTCAAGGGCGTCGGTGACCTCGTGCGGCCATCATTTTAGGAGGCTCTTATGGCGCTGGTCATCCCCCTCACACCAAGCCTGCTGCGCTATCAGACACGACAGCAGGTCGATGGCGTTGAGCTCATCTATGACCTCCAATGGCGCGTGCGCGTGCAGAGCTGGTATCTGTCTGTGCTGCTGCCTAACGAGACGCCGCTGATCACAGGTCGGCGCATCGTGTCCAACTGGTCGCCCATGCTGCGCTTTGTGAGCGCGCAGGTGCCCGATGGGCTCTACCTCGTGGTGCGCCAGGGCGATAGCGATGAGGACCCCGGACGCGATGAGCTGGGCACGTCTGTGCTGTTTCAGTTCCTGACGCGCGCGGAGCTCAACGCCCTGCCCCCTGCGCCGAACGTCAACGCCGTGACGCGGGTGGTCATCGCATGACGCAGTTTTTACGCAACACCTACCTGCGCATCGGCATCCCTGGCGAGGATGGGCTAGAGGTGCGCGGGCTGCGCATCGCGTTTGAGGTGGTCAAACAGGATGGCCAGCCGCTCAACACATGCAAGGTGACCGTCTACAACGCCACGGTCACCACGAGCCAAGCGACGCGCAGGCTGGGCACCACGCTCCAGCTCTACGCAGGTTATGGCGATGCCGCAGGGCTCATATTTCTGGGCGACATCACGCGCAGCGGCTACTTCAAGGAGCGTCCCGAGACGCGCCTTGAGCTGGAGTCAGGCGATGGCCAGGCCGCGCGCACCAAGAGCGCCAGCCTGAGCCTCAAGGGGGAGCAACCCGTCGATGGCATCCTCGACCAGCTGGCTCAGATCGCTGGACTCTCGCTGGACACCAGCGCCGTTGATGCTGCCGTCTCGATGCCCAGCGCAGGCGGCGTTAACCTCAACGGGCAGGTGCTCACCCAGGTTAACCGCGTCGCGCGCGCCAACAGGTTTGACTGGACCATCGAGGATGGGCGCATTGTCGTGACGCCACGAGGTCAGGCCACGACGCTCCCCGCGCTGGTGGTCAGCCCAAGCACGGGCATGGTGGGCAGTCCCGCGCCTGGAGAGGGTGGGCGCATCACCGTCAAGATGCTGCTCAACCCAGAGGTGCGATTGCGCCGCATCATCAAGCTGGAGAGCGCCGAATATAACGGGTACTATCTCATCCGGCGCGTCCGCCACGCAGGTGACAGCGGGTGGGCTGCCGAGTATTATACAGAGGTCGAGTGTACTGAGATCAGGATTAGCGCATGACCGAGCAACGCACGCCCACATTAGACCAGGTCATCACCCGCGCCATCAAGGCCTGGACGGGTGAGCGCGCGCAGGTCTTTGTGGCGCAGGTCACCAGCTATGACCGCACGACCCAGCGCGCTGAGGTCCAGCCTGTGAACCGCGCCTACTATGGTGATGACGAGACGGGCGAATATCGCGACTGGTCTGGCATCCTATTTGATGTGCCCGTCGTGATGCCCAGCTTTGGCCAGTGGGTTATCGTCGCTGACCTCGTGGCAGGTGACTATGTGCTGTGCGTGGTGTCCACGCGCTCGCTCGATGAGTGGCGCCTCCAAGGTGGCACAAACATCGACGCGCAGGATGTGCGGCTGTGCATGGCTGATGACGCCATCGCCATCCCTGGGCTGTGGCCTGCGACCGAGGCGCTAGGCTCTAGCGTGGCGCGGGCTGATGAGCTGGTGCTCTCTCGACGCGATGGCTCGACGCAGCTGCGCATCACCGATGGAGAGGTCATCGTGACCGCTGCCAGCGTCAAGCTCGGTGGCCCTGGCGCCAGCGAGCTCGTGGCGCTGGCCTCTAGGGTGGACACCTACGTCACGCTGTTGGATACGGTGCTCAAAACCTGGGTCCCGGTCGCAGGAGATGGCGGCGCAGCGCTCAAGGCGGCCTACGTTGCGGCCACCACGACTGCCTACCCACCAAGCGGCGTGCCGAGCTCGACCGCAGCCACCAAGACCAGGGCGGAATGATGAGCGATCTCCAGCTGACCGATAACGATCTGACGTTCGCAGGCGGCGACCTCGTGCTAGAGGAGCGCCGCTATGAGGATGTGGTGCAGGCAGTGCTTGTGACGCTCCAGACGCACCGGGGGGAGTATGAGCTCAACACGGGCGCGGGCGTGCCCTGGCGCTCTCAGGTTCTGGGCAAGGGGCGTGACCTTAGCGTCATCGCCCTGCTGATCAAGGCCATCGTCGAGAGCGTAGATGGTGTTATCCGCGTCGAGGATGTGCGCGCCACGCTAGACCGCGCAACGCGAGGGCTAAGCATCACCTTTAACGCGCTCATCGAGAGCGACAGCGGCGCCGTGCTCACGCAGGGCGTTGTTACTGAGACACCCGGCGCGGAGCTCGCTGCGACGCTGATGCCCCTGGGAGGGCTGATATAATGGCTGGAGTAGATAGCACAGGGTTTACGATCAAGACGCTCGCTGAGGTCCTAGCTGACCTCGACGCGAGCTTGAGGACTGAGCTGGGCGAGAACCTGCGCCTTGATGCGGATAGCGTCTTGGGTCAAATCCGTGGGGCGCTCGGCACAGAGATTAGCCTTGTGTGGGAGGCGCTGGGTGAGGTCGCTGCGGCGCTTGACCCAGACCAGGCTGTGGGTGTGTACCTCGACGCGCTGGCAGCGCTCTCAGGGATTACACCTCGTCAGCAGGCGACGCGCTCCACAGGCACCATCACGGTTAATGGCACCAGTGGCACGGTGATCCCTGCGGGCTCTCGCGTGCGTGATGCTGCGTCTACGGTCACGGTCGAGACGACAGCAGCAGTGACCATCGCAGGCGCCACGAGCGTGCCCGTGCAGGCGCTGACCACTGGACCTATTGAGGCCGCTGCGGCGAGCCTGACGGTCATCGTCACGCCCGTGGCAGGCTGGTCGAGCTCCACCAACGCCGCAGCGCTGACGCCAGGGCAGAACATCGAGAGCGACCTCCAGCTGCGCGCGCGCAGGGAGTCGAGCCTCCAGGCCAGCGGCACAGGCACAGACGGTGGCATCCGCGCGGCGCTCCTTGAGATCGTCGAGCAGGCGGTGGTGCTCTCCAACAGGACCAACAGCACCGCCGCAGATGGCACCCCAGCGCACGCAGTCAGGGCGATCCTGTATCCTGACCCCAACAGCGCGACTGTGGAGGCGGCTATCGCTACGGCCTACTTTGGCCAGCTCCCCGCAGGCATCCAGGCATGGGGCACGAGCGTGACCGCGACGGTGACAGACAGCCAGGGCGTAGACCACACCATCGAGTGGGACTATGCCACTGAGGTGGACGTCTATATTGATGTGACCGTGACGCTGGCGCCTGGCTCTGATGTGGTCGCTGCTGATATCCAGGCGGCTATCGTGGCCTACGTCAACGCGCTGGAGGTAGGGGATGACGTGCGCGTCCTGCGCGTGTATCAGGCCATCCAGGCGGTCAGCGATGATGTGCTCTCAGCGAGCTCACTGGCCATCGACATCATCGACCCACCCGTAGCCACGAGCGACCTGGCCATTGATATTGACGAGATCGCGCGCACAGCTACGGCCAACATCGGAGTGACCATCGCATGAGCAGCAACGCCGGATACATCCTCGACGTAGGCAGCGCCGCGGTGAGCCTGCTGACCGCAGCCCGCGCCAAGCAGCCGCTGACCTCGACGCTCACGCGCAGCCTGGCCACAGGCGTGCAGGACATCGAGAACACCACGTTTGACCTGGGGCTGGCGCTCCAGCTTGATAGCGCGACAGGCGAGTGGCTTGACCGCTTTGGTGCCATCGTAGGGGAGCTGCGCGGCGGGCTCGCTGATGCGGCATACAGGCGCTTCATTCAGGCGCGCATCCAGATCAAT